ACCAGTTCAGCATTGCCTGCCTCCTTAGAAAACTTACTCAATTCACTTCTTGAAACACCTAATTTTTCTTTTAGGATATCGTAAACTGGTAAACCTCTATCAGCAAGTCTATCCAAGTCCATAAGTTCAACCTGTTGTGATTGAAGTGTTCTTGTGTAGAAGTCTGTTATTGCTGTTAATGAACCAAGTTGGTCTGTTGTTACAGCCGCGGCATCTGTAAATGTTGTTAGAAGGTTTGCTGTTGGTGTAATACCATTTGATTGTAGTTTGGTATATGCTACCGCGAGTTCTTCAATACCAAACTGAGTCTTTGTAGCAAATTTAGAAACAAAGTCAAATGCTTCAGCACCTTTTTGGGCACTACCTGTAACACTTGAAAGAGTTGTTTCTAAGTCTTGGTATCTTGCTGTGGTGTTAGCAATACCTCTAATAATGTTAGCACCACAAGCCGTAACGGCGATTGCCGCTATCTTGTTGACACTCAATAGACTGCTTTGAACCTGATTAAGGTTTCTGTTTACATTTCTAAGTGCCGCTTGTGTTTTATCTACGGCGCGGATTTCTATTTGTTGCGTTGCCACGACTCATGCTCTCCTTCTGTTTATCGTTCTGTAGTTTGAACCATGCTAACCAAAGGTTTACTTCCAGGACACTGAGATGAACGACCTTTTCCAACGGTAGATGTAAAGTTTCTGCTATACGCATCAACAGTTGGAGTTCAGTGTCCTCCTTTAGTTTTTTTCGACGGCCTCGTAATCAGCAACGCCGTTGTTGAGTTCACTACATACTCTTAACAACACCTTAGGATCTGCTTCATTTAGAAGTGTGTGCTTGTCTGCTCTTGCGAACATTGGTTTACCATCTGGGTCTAATGCCTTAGCAATTAAACTTTCTACCAATGCTTCAACAGTCTTTCCTTGGCTTTGTAATTCAAGGATTTTGCTTTCTGTTGAAAACGGATATGTGCCTTTGTAGTAGATGTCAGTCTTCCACTCAGGAACAGCAATCTTTGCCATACTTCCGCTGATCTGATCTTTATAGTGTTTCTTTACGTTATCTAAAACGCTCATTTATATCTCCTTTGTGATATCTCCCTAATGGTAGGCCCTAATATACCTTTAGGTGCTTGTTTTGAGTGACCATTTTCTAATGGAACGATGTAGGGCACACGGTTGACGATACGTTTTTCTCTAAACATACCTTCAAGGCGCCAACCGCGTCTTGCTCGTCCCTGATCAATGGGCGTGTTTTTTACAGCCACGTCCTTTGTATCTTTGGCCACCAGGTCTATGAACTTCTGTTTTTCTCTTTCAACAGAACCCATAACCTTTTTAGTGCCTCGAACCCTAATTTCAATCATCTTATTACGATAACGCTGTGATTGTTAAAGCGCCTGAACCTTGGAAGTTCACAGTTGCCGTTACTAAGTCATCAAAAGATGCTGTTCTTGACACAGATGTCACAAGCACATTGCCTGAGAATTTTTGAGCACCAGTTGTTGATGATGTGTAAAATTCTACAGTCATTGCTGTATCTTGTGATGGATCAAAAGCGTTAGTAGATCCAGTGTGAGTGGAATCATAGATAACTTCCATTGATCCTGTGAACTGATGTAGTCCGTTTTTGTATGTTCTTGCCGCGTCGCCCATTACAGTATCTTCAATTACATCTTTTGTATGTTCTACTGTCCAGGAACGAACTTCAGCAACGGTGTTTGTATCAGAACCAGCGGAATCCACTGATGTTACTTCAACTCTACCGTTTTCTCCAGTAAATGTAGCCATAGTTTAGTTCTCCTTTTTGGCAGTTTGAAAATCATCTTCTGAAAAAGTCCAGTTGTCCTCATCACACTCCACATAGGAATGATCTTCGTCATCACAGTTGATACATGGCTTAGAATTTAATTCTTCTTCAGTCCATGTTTGATCACCTACTGTGATATCTCCTGACTCTTTTTCTTCTTCATCAGATGCTTTTGAAGTCACTTGGGCATCAGCAGAAATTTTGTCTTTCTTACCTTTGCGTTTCTGTGACTTTTTTTCTGGTTTAGGTTGATCAACAAGTGTCCAACCCTCTCCAAGAAATCTTTCTACACGATCCTCTTCAATGTATTGAAGTTCACCGTTGTTATCAATCATTTTGGTATATTGTGTTACAGCCATTATGTTGCTCCTTTAGTAAAAGAATAATGAACTTCAGCAATTAACAAGAATTCGCCCAATGGTGGTGTTCTATCTATCACCTCTATTGTAGTGACACGAGTTGTTGCCGCTTGTGCGCCTTCCAAGTCCCTGTCTCTGTTTGTGTTCAATGCTTCTTCTATTCTCTCAATTAGATCATTACGTTTTTCATCAACGGACTGGACAAAACCTTGTCTGCCGTCTGAACGGACGAATCCTCTTATGTTGACTTCTATTATGCCCCTTCTTGCTCCACCCATGGCATGATCTTCTCTTGTTTCATTGCCTGCTGTTACAAGGATCGCTGGGAATTGTGTCATGGCCAATTTGTCAACATCAAATGGCTCTCTTGTCGTAAAGACTGGTCTTGGAGGATTCATGTCCTTCAAAACTTCAATAATGTTTTTTACTGCTGATTCTCTATATGACATACACCATTACCTTTTTAGGCGTAGGTAATGCGTAGGTTCTCGTTCTGCTTCGTCAACTGTTCCAGAACTGTCTGCGTCATATTCTACACCGTCTCTTAAAACAAGATCCAATTCTCTTTCGTATTCTTGTCTATAAAATTCCATTTTTCTTTCAAACAAATCTTGGTCTGGCTCAAATTTTGCCAGTTTAGGGTAGATATGAAATCCCAATGCTTGGTATGAACAGGCACGAGTCAATTGACTTGCTGTATACAGATCATTGTCTGGTTCACTTGCGTTTGTGGATAATCTTGATAGATCGTATTTGCCAACCATGTAAGTAGGCCACCAACGGATGCGTAGGTCTCTAAATACGTCTTCTTGTGCTTTGGTAAGTTCTGCGTCAAAATCAGGTATACCAAACTCTAAGATGTCTGGTTCATATTCCTGTATGTTTGAAACAGTTGCTAATGTAATTGCCATAGTAGGATACTGTCCTTATCTGTTGCTTAGGGTCCTTCCCTAACCAAATTTGTTTTACAATGTTATTTAGCGAATATCAGGAGAATAGGGTGTTTTTCAAGAAAATAGGGCGATATTGCTACCGCCCTATTGTTATGCCAGATAGTTATGAATTATAACTGAGCGTCACCAATGATTTTCACGCCATATGCGTCAAAGATCTCAGAAACACCATAAGCCATAGAACCAACAATTTCTGTTGCTCTTAGACTTGCGTCTCTTTGCTCTTCAATTCTCATATTACGCTTAACCATGTAACCTAAAGCGTCTTGTGACATAGCCGCACCAACGAAAGCACCAGCCGAATCAGCACCAGTTACTGCTGTTGATTCAAATACTTGGATGCCTGCGATTGTTCCAACAAAACCACTTCTTAATGCTTCGTTAGCCAATTCGTGATTGTTCATTGGAGTGTTACCGTTACCAGCAAGTAACTTTTTAAGTTGGAATGCTTGGTATGGGTGGATAACACATACGTATGGTCCAGGAGCCTGGTTGTTTCTTAGTGTTGCCGCCGCTTTGAAGAAATCGTCAACAGTTAATTCATCGTTAGCAGATCCAACTGAATTTGTAAATCCACTGAATAAGCCTGCTAAGTCATCGTCAACTTTCTTCGCCATTGCGTCACCTAACTGACGTCCAATAGCCGCCGCTACATCTTCACTTGCTGTTTCTTTAGCAAGATCAGTTAATGTAACCATCGCACCAACTTCTGCCGCTGTGATTGTTTTCTCAGTGGTGTTGAATGCTGTGTTGGCTGAAATGTCAGTTCCATCAGTTAATGCCGCGGCACTAATTGCTGGGTAGATTGGCACCTGTGCTACTAAGCCTGGTGTGCCAGTCATGTCGTAGTTTCTGATAAGAGGTCTAATTACAGTCTGTTCAGAAAGTGTAAAAAGAGCCGCTTGAACTACGTCGCTATATAATTCCGAAATTACGGAACTTGTTACTTCGTTTGCCATGTTAGTTCTCCTTTAAAAGCAAATGTTCTATACACGGATACCTTTTGCCTTCATGATTTCTCTATAACGAGCACGATGCTCTGGGTTTTCCATGTTTAGTTTTCTTGTATCATTATCTACCAAGTTATCTTGCTTTCCTACTCCTTGTCCTGTTCCAGAACCACTTGGTCCTGCTGAAACAAAGTGTGGGTTTGCTGTGAGAAACTCATTTACCAGTTGTGATACAGCAATAGGTTCACCCTTTTCATTGTATCTTACCTGTCCGTTGTTGTCTACAACATCAACGCTACCTGCTTCATTAAGTTTAAGTTGACCTTTTAGCAATTGAACCACTTGCTGTGGATTAACTGCTTTTTGTCCACTTGCTTCACTTAACAAGGCACCGTCTACTTTGATAGAAGTTAGTTCTGATTGGTATTGACTGATTTTGTTGTTGAACTTGTCAGCCTGTTCCTTAAGAACTTTTTCAAACTCTCCACGCTTCTCCAATTCTTTTTGTCTAAGCGTTTCCTTTTCTTCTACCATTTGATGGTATAGATCTAAATCTACGTTTGAATATTTCTTTTCAAACTTTGATTTTTCTCTTGCCACTCTCTCTGCGACAATGCGATTTACATCATCTTGAGTAAGTGTGTTTTCTTGTTTCTCAGATACTTGTGTATCTACCTGCTTTTCACCTTCCGGTTGAGCAACAGTTTGCTCAGTATCATTAACCGCTGTATTTTCTGCGTCCATAATTTACCTCTTTCTAATTGGTTGAGTTCTACCACCTGCCCTCTATGACAGTATGTTGTTATTTATGCTGTGTAAACATAAAACCTTTATTTACGGCGTTTACCACCGCGATTCATCTTTTTCTTTTTCTTTTTGCCACCTCTTGATGCCATGTTAGTCTCCTTATTTCCAGGCTTTGATTGACCAATACGCAGGTGAAAGACTTTTTTGTCCTTTAACCTGTTTTAACACGCCGCCCATTCGTGCTAAAAAACTTTTCTGTCTCGCAGGGTTTGATTTTTTGATACGCATAGTTGGATCTCCAAATCTAACCTTGTTGACATTGCCTGTCTTGTTGTTCTTTACATAGACAGCAAATTTCTTACCTTGTCCAGGTGTTCTAAAAGGTTTGTTAAGTTTAACATCACGACCTTTATACTTTGCCATATCGTCTACGCCCTCTGTAAATCCTTTGACCAATTGGTTTTAGTTTGAACCGTCTTGGTCTTGGTCTTGAACCAGTTCTCATAGAGCCTAATGAAGATGCTGTTACCATACTATCTCCTTTTTCCTGTCTAATATTTCTTTGCGTCTTTGTTTACACAAATGATATAATTCTAACAGGTTGTGTCTTGCCCTCACGCCTGCCGCTTTGCTGTTCTTTACTTCAAACTTGTGAATGTTTTCATTGTATTCTTGTAAACATTCTCTAAATCTTTTTTCTGTTGGGATTTCATTGACAAAATCCCTGTCAGGGATAAATTGACCCATTACTCACCTCTGTTGAATAATTGTGCTATCTCTGGATGAAGTTCTTTTATCTGTTCATCAGTGTAACCTTGTCCAATCATCTCTCTCATGTGTGCTACCAACGTGTCAGCATTGTCCACACTTGGATGAGTCATTTCTGTTTGTTGAACAGGTTGCTCAGTTTGACTGATATCTTCGTAAAAGCCTTCCGTAATAGTTTCATAAATTTTTCTATCAAGTTCAGCATTTATTTTTGGATCTCCTATGTTGGCTTCTTTGGCCATTTTTAACATGGCAACATCATTTGCCTTGTCTTGTATTGAGAACGATCTTGGATAATATATTTCGCCATCAAATGACATACCTTGATACATTGCCCAACAACGCCAAATCTTTTCTTCTGCGTGTTCTAAGTTCATGGCAAAGTCTGCCAACTTAGAATTTAACATTTGAAACTCTGTTTGTAAGCCAATACCACTTAGGCGTCTGCTTTCAATAGAACGTATGCCACCTAAACTTGCCATTCTATCAATTGATTCTACTTTACTTTGAACAGCACTTAACACTGAATCAATAGAAGCGCCATTTGGTTGTAACAAATAAGGTTTTAGATTGCCATCTAAGTTTTGTGGCATTTGAATGATTGAACCAGCACCAGCACTTGCTTCTGTGTCTGCTGTTTTTACAAGTGATGGATGATTTGTTAGTCTAATGATCTGTTCAATCTCTGAACCCATCTCATACAGTTCACGTTGTATGTCTGCTATGTCGCCAACAGCACTAATACCTACACCACGTATGTTTGAACGTTGAGCATATACAGGAACAGCAGGCACTCTACCTAATAGATTAGGCATACTGCTGAATATGTCGCCTGTCTTTTGATCACCGTCAACAAGATATACGTTTATTTCTTCTGGTGTATATTCTCTGATGTATTGTTTGTTTTCTATAATTTCTTCTTTTACTTTTAGATATGTTAATTCATAAAGACCATTTTGCTGTCTTGTGTATTCCCAATCTAAAACATTGTCAGGTGTAAACATTGAAACATAAGGACGAATGTCTTGAGCAAGTTCTTCTGCTCTTGTTCCTACCTGAATGTTTGGCTTGTCTATAACAACCCACACATTGCCATATACCATGCTTAACGCACTCATCTCTCTTATAAAGGCATCAAAACTTCTGCCATCAAGGTCTGCGTCTTTCATAAATGCGTCTATGCCTGGCGCATTGTATAAACTTCCTAAATCTCTTTTTACGTCTTTTCTAAATAGGAAACTGTTATAGATACCTGTTATTGATTTAACATGGTTGTCTAATCCTACTGCTCTTAGACGTTTTTCATAATCGTCTCTTGATTCATAATGGTATGGCTCTAAGTATCTTCCTAAGAAATAGTCATAGCCACCTGTGTATGAGTCACCTAAAAACTGCCAGCGGTTGAGATAATGTTTATAGGCTTGATGTGCCTCAACAATATAATCAACGGCATAACGCTTATCACCTTTAATGACTCTGTCCTTAATTGCGGGCATTATCTCCAACTCCTTGTATTGTTATTTGATCCTGAAAATGCCCATCTCTGTGGTTGTGATGCTTCAAATTCAGTGCGAAGTGGATATAGGTAGTCTACAAGATAACCTACTGCGTCTGCCATATGATCCAAATCTCCATCCTTGTCAATAATGGATGTTCCTGGTTTATATACTATTCGTTCTAACGAATTGATTATTTGTTTACACTTAGGATCAACAAACATAGTTGGTTCTCCATTTGTGTTTTTAAGTTTTGCGTTCACGGCATTTACTCTGTCTCTAACAGGAGTATGGTTATTCCTATATAGAACGCGAAAACCTGCGTTTTGTAGTATTGAAATATCTGTTCTACCACCAGCACTTGTTTTTCTTTGTCTGCCAGCAGGATCAGGATACATTATAATTCTTGAATTAGGATATCTTCTTTTTATTTCATCTGCTACTTCATCTGTGTTAGAACCTGTCATTACAATTTCATCAATGAAGTGTATTTTATTACCTTCTATAACACTAATACCACATGACATAGGATCAATGTTAAAGTCAATGCCACAATGTAATTCATGAAGTGAAAATTCTGGCTTTTTCTTTACGGTATAGTTTCTATCAAAGTTATAATAAACAACGCCTGAATATGTGTTGAATGTTGCGAGATATTCTTGTTCAAATGTTCTTTGATCCATATCTCTTTTTGCCTGTTCTATTTCAAGTTCAGGAACATTACCACCATCTAATGTTGTAAATGTGTGTGCCGCCCAATCATCTGTTTCTTGTGCCATTGTATACATTTCATGACTGAAACTACCAACACCTCTTGGTGTGCCAATAAACAATGCTCTACCACCTTTGTCAGATAGTGTAGGTCTTAAAACTTCTGTCCATGTTCTTTTGTCTATGTCTTGAAACTCGTCCATTACAATAAAATCTAATCCAACACCTCTTAAACTGTCTGGATTATCTGCGCCTTTCAAATATATTGTGCTACCATTTTTTAATCTTAATTTTAATTCTGCTTCATTGCTTTGTTCAATCCAACGCAATTCTTTCAGTTTGCTTTTTAGTTGATCCCAAACAATGTTCTTTGCCATTCTATAACTTGGAGCAACGTATTGAACTTGGCTGTTAGGTTTAGAAGCGGCTCTTGCCAACTCACGCATACTAACATGGGTCTTACCAAAACGTCTACCGCACACAGAAACAACAAAACGGTTGTCTTTGGCGCTGTCACATATCTGTTGTTGTGCGTTACTCAATGGCATATTAATCTTCCCATGGTAGCGGTGTAGTATTCTGCGTATCTTCTGGAGCATCCTTCATACCTAAATATTGTTTACTTAGGAAGATTTGGATTCTTGTGTCTCCATTCATTGCCTTTTCCCACATCGCCCTTCTTAGGCTTTGTCTACCTGTTTCCTTGCCTTTTTCTAAAAGGCTATTGAATCTTTTTCTTAGAGTTGTTACCGTTGTGCCAACTACTTCTGCTATCTCTTGATCAGAACATTGGATACAGGCCAACTTATAGACCAAATCTCTGTCTATTGTTTTGTATCTTTTTTTGTTGTTGTTTTCTTCACTCATTACGCCTGTCTCTCCAACACTTTAATTCTAAAATTACGACTGTCTTTTAGTCCTTGGTTTGTAGTAATTCTATATTCTACATTATAAATGTTGCCTGCTGTGCCGCCTGAGATTGTTGCTGTTACGATAAAATCTGTGTTTGTTGTTGAATCTATTGTTAGTGGTGCTGAGTCTCCACTGATTGTTTCTGCTGTTACTGAAATGGCAGAAATAGTATTACTGGATGGCATCCAGTTTGTCCAATCCAATGAATAATCCAAAACAGCGAATGGATCTTTGTCTATGAATACTCCAACTCTGTCCTGTTGAAATCCTGTTAATGTATGAGCCATGGTTTATTATTCCCTTTTGTCCAATGGATTTCCTATAACCTCTTTAAGTTTGAAGTTCTGGACAACCAATTGTCGTGTTTCACTATCAATAGCATATGATCTATTTTCTTCTATTACACTATTTACACGATTTTCCCGATTTATACTAAAATTGCGAGATTCTGCGGCAATAACAAGGGTTCTGCTTTCACTATCAATGTGATATACCCTAAATGGATCAATAATGTATATTGTTAGGGCACTTAACACGGTATTGAATGCTGTGAACGTTTCGTTCATACCACGCACCATACCACCTGTGCCTGTTAGGGCCGCTGTAGAATCACTTGCTATTGGTGTTGAATTTCTTGTTCCACCTGCTTGTGATGTTAGTGTGTTTGTTACATTTAGATTTGCTGTTCCTTGGACTGCTGTTCTTGCCAGTATGTCAGAAGTTGAAACAAGATTTGCTTGTCCAAATGTTAAAACAAGACCTGTGGCACTTAATTGTGCCTGTGATGCTTTAAGAACAATACCACCAACAGTTCTTTCGCCTACTACCAATATGGCAGGTTGACTTGTGATACTGG